TTAGCATCTTTTGGCTATTGTTCCTCTACGTGGTGTGGTGTATGCCCATCTTAGGGTGGTTCACCATGACACTTCTAGGAGAGTTCTGGTGGCACAACCTAGCGGCAAGTTCGCCGCATCGCCAAGCAGTTTTGCGGGTCGTCATGCGATACGCAGGGTATCGTGTTCAGCGCGCTTTCGGCGGTTCTGGTACTCTGAAGAAGATTGCCGTAGCCGTGTCAGCGTGCCTGTCCCTATATGCCCTACATGGAGCTTTTCTGCGCAATTTCTGGTCCATGGCACCTCAAGGCGGTGTTGGTTCTGTTCACGCGGAGCCGAAACCTACTTGTGAGAAGATGCCCGAACCAGACAATGAGTCTCGCACAACTCCTTCGTATGCAAGCCCTTACCCGTTTTGCAACGCTGACTTGTCCCAAACCACTCTCTGCGCCAAAGGAAGTGATCCACTCGTGTTGAAACGCAACATCGCACGAGCAACAGTCATGTTCAGATCTTCGCAGGACACCAAGGTGCACGTGACAACTGCAATCAATGTGCGTGGTAGCGTGTACATGTGCAACTACCACGGCATCCCACAACGGGGAGATTTCTACCTCGATATTGTATGCGAGGAAAGATGCCTTGTGCGCCCTTCCACGCGACAACTCCTTGTGACGGAGGACATGGTAGTGCGCGTTCCAGACCATGATCTTGCTTTCGTGTGCGTACGTGCGCGACCACCCGGCACAGATCTAACGCCTTACTTTGTAGGGAAGGATTATACTGGTTGCTTGGACGGTGTCTACATTGGTCGTGACGTGACTGGTAAGCAGTGGGAAAACCCTATTGTGAACCTAAAACGGCACGATGAATCGTGGAAAACACATGCAGGGGAAAAGGTCACGCGCTCCTGTTGGCTTGGTGTTGCCAGTACCATGACCTCTGTGGGTGATTGTGGTTCAACCCTTTTCTCCCAAACACCTAGCGGACCCGTAATCCTAGGTATTCATACGCTTGGAGGTGGTTCACGTGTAGGCTGCATGAGTGTGTCGCGCGAAGTGGTGCAAGAAAACTGTGACAAGTTGCAACCACGCTTCGTGAGTCGCGGGGCGGTCCAAGTCTCAGCACCATCATGTGCGCGCAATGTAGGCGACCTCAGCCCTCAAAGCGTAATCCACATGTCCAAACCCGGTACGGGGTTGGTTCATGGTTCGTTTACGGGAGAGTTTCGACAGCGCGGACGTACAAGTGTGGGACCGACTTTCATTTGCGCTGCAGCCAAGCGTGCTGGTTATGTCGAAGAGCGCACAGTTCCTGATATGACTCGCACACCATGGCTGCTGGCCCTGAACGATATGACACGCCCCGTCACGCTCATGCGCAACTCCACCCTCATCGTAGCACGAGACATGTTCATTGAGGAGACGACCCTTGCGGACGTATCCAAAGTTCATGTGTATCCTCTGCACGTAGCAATCAACGGCGCGCCTGGCGTGCTGTATTGTGACAAGATGAATCGGACATCAAGCGCTGGGGCTCCTTACAAGAAGTCGAAGAAGCACTTCATGTACTACTTGGATGAGGCGACATCGACTGACATGTGGGTGACCCAGGAGGTGGAAGATACAGTGCATGCCATGGTTGCCACCTACCAACGTGGTGAGCGTGTGCACCCTGTGTATGTCGGTCACCTTAAGGACGAGCCCGTCACGTTCGAAAAGGCGCGCGCAGGCAAAACGCGCGTATTCACCGCGAGTGGCATCGCCTACACGCTAGTGGTGCGCCAGTACCTCCTGTCCGTGATAGTGTATATGCAGACCCACCGATATGTGTATGAGACTGGACCGGGCACCATTGCACAGAGTCTGGAGTGGGAGGAGATGTACCGCTACCTAACTGCGCATGGGTGCGATCGGATTGTAGCCGGAGATTACTCCAAGTTCGACAAGCGCATGCCGGCCAACGTCATTCTCGCTGCCTTTGAGGTCATCGAGGAACTCTGCCAACGTGCTGGCTACACTGAAGCAGATCTCATGGTTGTTCGCGGAATAGCTTATGACACAGCGTTCCCCGTGGTGGACTTCAACGGTGACCTCATCGAGTTTTACGGAAGCAATCCTTCGGGCCACCCGCTCACAGTCATCATCAACGGGTTGGCCAATTCCCTGTACATGCGCTACTGTTACCTCATTTTCCGTCCGCTTGGAAACAACAAAACCTTCAAGCGTAACGTGAATCTCATGACTTATGGTGACG